GTCTCCAACATTTTTTTGTATGTTTTTGACAATCCAAATTCTTTTAAATAGTCATTATAAATCATTTCCCAAGTTATAATGTCCATTTCTGGGCTTCCAAAACCGTTTATTCTGGTAAATTCAAGGTTTCCACCATTGCATTTGATCCAATTAAACAACGGTAAATCATCAATCCCCTTGTAATAATCTTGATGTTTCTTTTTGGTATCGAATAATAAGTTCCTCAACCAGTTTTGTTTTGCTTTCATCTGTTAGTCCAATAATTCCTTCACCGTATTCTTGAAATAAATCGGTTGTTTGACCAAACTCATCTGTTTTTATAGGATCAGCGTCAATTTCAATTGCTAAATCTAGTATTGCAATACTCATGGAACGGTAAAATTCACCGGTATCGTATAGCGTATACGGTGTTCCGGCTTGTTTTTCTGGGTTTAACATTTCTGTATACGTGGAATACGTCCCAATTATTTCACCAAGCTCATCAACACCCTCATTAAACAACTGTTCCCAACGTATCCAGTCTAAAATCTGTTCTTTAAAGTCTGGATCTGAAAAAACTTCACGCCAAATTTCAGCATGTTTTAGCTGAATTGCACGTTTCAAAGCGTCTCCAAGTGTTGTATTCATTAAATCCATTTGAGCAAAGGTATTAAAAAAAGGGGTGCGCTAACACCCCTCTTAGATTTCACAATTAACAGCGTTATCAACTGTTTTTTTTGGTTTTCTTTTTAGGCTTTCCGTTTACCTGTTCCCACGCTAATTTAACAATGTCCTTTCGCAAATAAGCGAATGTTTCATAACATGTTGTTAAGCTGTTCTCAGCTAAATAATCAACGTTGAAAGTTGTATTGCCTATTTTTAAGCTATTCATTACGCTTCTAAATAAGAATATTCACCGTCATAACCGTCTTTTGCAACCGAAATTGTCAAAGAGTCACCAGTTGTTTGAGAAGTATATTGTACAAAATACGTTCCGGCTGGTGATTCTGTTATTGCAGAAATAGTTACAGCTAATGAAGTCGTATTATTGAACACAGACCAGTCAGAAACCAATGTTGCACCTTGATAAATTATTGGATTCAAAGCTGTTCCATAATCAAACTTAGCGTCAAACGTAATTGATCCTGTTTGAACCAAAATGTTTGAAAAATTAACATCAATTAAACCGTTCAAATCATTGAAATTAATAGCAGCTTCCGTTGGAGTGATCATATACATTGTTCCTTCGTCAAACAAACGGTCGAAATCGAATGCAACCATTATTTTTGAAGTTGTTGAGTCAGTTGCAAACATGTATTTAGGATCAAATGACGGGTTGTCAACTGGAATTGGGTACAATCCTGTTCCAACTTTAGATCCAATTAAGTTTCCGTTTACATCAACAATATAAACTCCAAAGTCAACACATCTGTTATTTTGAAGTTTAGAAAGTAACGTTGGACTTGAGTCCTCAGCCCACAATTCACCAGAAAAAGAACGTTTTCCTTGTCTTAGGAAAACCATACGACCACTGTTTGCCTCTTCAAATTGGCTATCAGCTTTTGGTAATTCTACGTTTTCAAATATTGGTGTTGGAAACCAACGTTTTGAAGCGTCAACCTCATTGATTAAATCATTCCAAGTTGGTAATGGTGAAGTTAAATCAATGAAATTTAGTGTTCCGTCATTTGCTACCAACGGAACCATTATTAACTTGCTTGTAACCGATTGTATCGGCAAGCAATTTGGTCTTCCAGTATTGGATAAACCAGCATTACAATTACACCCTAACATAATTTTTATTTTTTAACATTTACAATTTTGTTTATATTTTTTTAAATTGATTCGCAATTCAACACCACTTAAATTTGCGTCTAATATGTTTTTGAACATTCCATTTTGTTGTTCAACTCCAAACCGGCTAAAGGTTATCACCTCATAACTTTCAATTGTTTCATACGATCTGTTGTTTTTTATCACTTCTATAAACTCATTTGCCAGCTGTTCCATTGGATAAACAACGTTGTCCCTATGGTCTGAAGTATAGTATTGCGAAACGTTTGTTTCATCTAAAAAAAACAGCCTCAAATCACTTTCAAAATCAACAGTCGATTCACGACCAAATTTGCTGTAACGAATTAATTCAACTAACCAGATCAAAGGTGTTTTGCTCAGAACATTGTTTCCGGCTTTCGTCCACTCCATGTTAGCGGCTAATTTTGTACCGGTGATCCAATAAGGATCTGGCAAATAAATCAACCCTTCCAAGTCGCTTGAGTGATTAATTGGCTCTGCAATGATCCACTCATTTGGTTCAATATCAGTTATTATAAAAAGTTCTGCAGCTTCGTTTGTTATTTCTTTACCGATTCTTGCCCATTTAGTGTTGCAAAAAAACGTTTTGCCGCTTTCTTCATCAAATGTTCCTATAATGGTATTGTCTATTGACAACACTAAATCCTTTACAATATTTGATATTTCACCCGTCATAACCAGTAAACCATTGATTTACGTACACCATTGAATTTTGTGAAATTGCCTAAACCTACTTTTACAACTATTGCTGTTCCAAGCGTTCCGGTATTTGGGTGTGAGTCACTTGCTAAAGTAAAAACGTCTCCAACTGAATAACCTTGACCAGCTTCATAAATTTCAAGATTCTGTATTTCACCGTTACCAAGTGGCGAAACAACGGTTATATCTTGATCATTATTACCACCGTCAATTGTCAATACGTCACCAATTGAATAACCACTTCCAGCTTCAACAATGCTGATCGAATTTGGCACTCCAGAAGGTGTTGTGAATACCTTTACAGTTGCACCACCAATTCCAAACAAAGGGCAAATTGAACCATTTGTATAACCAGATCCAACAGAACTTGGTGTGAATGCTCTTATTCCATTTATACCCCATGAGGTAAATTCAAGAACACCACCTGTTCCCGTTCCCTGTGTTAAATTTGAATACCACAAATAACCGTCATAACCGTTACCCTCATTCAATATTGCAACATTCAAAAGCTGACCAATTGGTGCATTATAATTGGTAATAATATACCATTGAATTGCACGGTATGTTCTAATAGCTTCATTGTATCTTGTGTAAATCATTGAATACAAAGTAGTTGCAGTTGTCGAATTCTCATTACTGGGAATTGCCATGCCGTTTGGTGTAGTTTGATTCGTTGTGTCTTTCAGATATTCAAAATAAATAAATCCTTTTAGCATTTGTTTCATACCCTCAGAAATCAAAATTTGATTATCTAAAATCAAGTTCTGATCTTCATAAAATGGATTATAAATTTGTAGGAAATTCGGTGATTCCGGAACGTTAAACGTATCTAAATCGGACATGAATTCACTATACAAATTGGCTCCTAATAATTCAATTAGATAGCGTTTTTCATATATGTCAATGTAATCTTGAAGTTTAGATTGATCGTATAAACCCCTGTGAATTTCGTATTTGCCTGTAAAATCTGAAATATTAACAATCATTTTTCTACTTTATTAATTTGCCAAACCCACGTTTCAAGAACAGTTTTAGTTTTTCACCAGTCACTTTATAAACCTTTCCTTTGACCATGTGTTTTGATTCACCGTTTGACTCGAAATTGTAAAAATCCTTGTCGTTAATATCAACGTCAATATTCAACCCCTCATCTGTTTTGGTCAATTTAGCGTCTATTATTTTGGTATCAACGTCAACTGACAAACCGTTTTCGTCACGCTTAATTTCAATATCAATGTTCTTGGTATCGATCTTAACACTAACTGGTTTCTTTGTTCGTTTCTTTTTTTCCATATTAGACAAAATAAGGGGTGTTAAATACACCCCAATTTATTAATTATTTATTGCTGCAATATCAGTTGCAATATCACCGTATACAAAAGCATTTACGTCATTTGCTTTAACGTAATGCACCAATCTTGCCTCAGCTATAATTGATAACATGTTTCTTTGGAAGTCGTCATTGTTGTATCCAACTTGCATGTTAACACCTTCACGTACTCTTACATTTGACTTGCTGAAATCACCAACCAAATATTTACCAGCACTCATGTTTGAAGTTACCACAACCGGCAAATTAGCAACATAAGAAACACCGTTTGCGTCCAATAAAAACATTGGATACGTATATTCACCGGTGTTTGTTTTTGTCAATTGCATTGCAGCAACGTCCATAGGATTCAATACAACATGTGTTGGCTCAAAATTAGCATCTTGAATTTGAGCAATTGCAATTCTAATAACGTCTGAAAGATTAGCGTTAACAACAGCACCGGCAAAAGAACCAGCTGCAAATGGTTGCGCAATGTTCATAAGACCGTTCAAAGAAGATCCACCAGCACCGTTTAACAATGCGTCTTCAATTGCTTGTTCGATTGATTCCATTAAATCAGTGTTTATTTCTGATTGAATAAAAGCAAGATCAGCCAACATTTCTTTTGAAACACGGATCATTGCAGCCACTTTTTTAACTTCCTCAGAAACCTCTAAATAATTTGGCTTAACAACTTCCTTCAATTCACCTTCTGGAGTCCATGTTGAAATTGTTTCGTTTGTTTGTGCAACATAGGTAACAAATTTTGATGTTGTTGTTCCAGCGTTTACGATATTGCGGATTTTGATAACCGGTCTTTTTACACGGTTAACACCCGTTTCTAATACGCTCAATGCAACGTTACCAGAGTAATTGGTAACAATTGTTGTTTCTGGACCAGCTTTGACCTCTAAATCAAACGTTTGTCCTTTCTGAACAGCCTCAACAATTTTATCGTGTTTTTCAGCAAATGCGCTTGTCATTGCCTCAGCTAAATTCTTTGGAGAAACATTAGAAACTGATTTTTCATTTATTGCTTCAAGTTTACCTTCCATTTTCGCAATTGCTTTGATCATTTCGTCACTCTTAACTTCCAATGATTTGAAGCTGTCTAATTGCGTTTTTAAATCGTCCAATTCGCTTTTTGATGCAGCTCCGGACATTTTTTCTGCAACAAGCCCGTTGATCTTTTCAACAACTTGTTCCGGTGTTA